CGTTGCTCTTTTGAGTAACACAAATTTAATAGAGGTAAATAATGGCTTATTCAGTTGATCAAAACTGGATTAATACATACGAGGCAAATTTACATATTTTGTCTCAACAAATGGACTCAGTATTTGAGGGCATTGTTAAAAAAGGTGATATTAATTCAGAATTTAAATTTTTCCCACGTATCGGCTCGATTTCGATGTCCGCAAACACTACCCCAAATCAAGCGACTTCTTACAGCACCGTAGCTCATACGATGCGTTCAGTTGATTTTACGCAATTTGATGTAGCTCTTTATGTTGATAAAAAGCTTGATGTTGCAAGAATGCTAACTGACCCAACAAGCTCTTATGTCAAATTAGGTGTTGCAGCTTGGAAGCGTAAGATTGATGAGGTTTGTATCGCAGCAGCTTTAGGTATTGCTAAAGATGGTAAAACTAGGGGTACTGATACAGCATTCCCTACAGCTACTAGAACTATTGATGTTAATTACATTGATGGTAACCCAGTAGGTGCAGGCAATGGTACTGGTACTTGGACTAACAGAGCTCAATCTGGTTTTACTTTAGCTAAAATCTTAAAAGCAAGAGAATTAACTTTAGCTTCTTTCGGTTTAGAGGCAGGCGATAGACTTAACTGTATTATCGGTCCAGCGGAAGAAACTGAGTTAATGGGTATTGCTGAATTTAAGAACAGAGACTTTAGTGATCAAAGACCTTTCGATAAACAGATGATTTACATGCCTTACATTGGTACATGGTTAGGTATTGATTTCTATAGATCAGTTCTTTTAACGGAGACTGACCCAGCGAGTGCAAGTAACCACTATAGATCATGTTTAATGTTCCCTACAAGTGGTTTAGGTGCTTACATTGGTAACAATTTAGAAGTTGATATTCGTCCAAACCCTGAAAGAAGAATGGTTCCGACTATTTATATTTCTGGTGGTATCGGTGCAGTCCGTATTGAAGAAGTTAAAATGGTTGAAATTAGAACTTCTAGCGGTATTTCTGATGCTGCTTAATGTATAATTAAGTAATTCTTTCATCATAAACCTTAAAACCCTCGGCATAAACCCCGAGGGTTTTTTTTGACCATGCATTGACCCCGCATTGACTCTAGAGTTAATAGAGTTAATGCTTTTTACCCGCATACAGACTAGGTATTGGCTTTGGATTAACTCCAGAGTTAATATTTTTTGACCATACATTGACCTTTGTATTTTTCTTTAAAAGAGCATGCTAGATAAAAACTCTATAGCTGACTATAGGGTTTAATAAGTCTATAGTCCACTATAGACTTTAAGGGTATAATGTAAATATGCTAGTAAACAGGCTTAATGTATTTAATTTAGCTTTAATGCAATTAGGTAAAGACCCCGTGGTTGATGTTAATACTCATACTGTCGAGTTAGCAAAGTTAAGAGCAGTTGAGCAAATGGCTTTAGAATCTTTACTTCAATCTCATAGATGGGATTTTGCCATACAAAAACAGGAATTAACTTTTATTCAAGATTTATTAAATGAGGAATTTATTAAGTTATATACAATCCCTAACGATTGCATAGAAATATGGAGAGTTTACGATATTGAAGGCGAGGATTTAGATTACTCAAAAGATAGCCGAGGATTAGCGACAAGTTCAGATAGAGTTTTTATTGAGTATACTTTTTTGCAAACCGATTACGGGAAATATGATGCAACATTTTGCGAAGCTTTAGCAATGCGAATAGCAGCTCTAGCAGCTCCATCGGTGCAGCATTCAGATTCTAAGACTGATTATATTTCAAGCACGGGACAAAAGAAGCAGGCAGTAGCAGCAAGTAAAGCCGTAGGCAGAAGTCAAAGGAACTGGGAACAGAACACCACTTGGTTAAGAGGGAGAAATAATTATTAATGCCTCGAATTTCAATTAATCAAACTAATTTCACTCAAGGTCAAATTTCTAAGCACTTTGCAGGGCGTTATGATTCAGAAGAGTATTTAGAGGGGGCTTTAGAATTAACTAATGTAATAGTTAGACCCGAAGGCGGAGCCGTTAGAAGACCAGGAACGAAGCTAGTACAAAATTATGATGACTATGCAAGGGCTATAGGATTTCAGATTACAGCAGGCACGGCAGCTAAATTGATATTTGAGCCTGACGGTAATGTACAGATTATTGACCCCACTGGCAGTTATACTGTAGCAAGCGGCATAACTGGTGCAGCAGTCCATGAATTCGATCATGCAAAAGTTAGAAGCTCTTTAATTATTGTTCATCGTTCATTTGCTCCAAAAGAATTAAAAAGAACATTTAATATAAGCACTTCTTTGTGGGAGTGGAGTATTGCGAACTGGGTTTTTAAAGATGGGCCATGGGAAGAATTAAACCTTGACCCATCTAAAAAGCTTAAACCGAGATCAGCAACTAGCCCAGTGTTTACAAGTGGCGATAATGGTTTTACTGGCGAAGGTTTTCTTGAAGTTGTAAATAAGGCTGGTAACGCTAATAACTGGATAGGAACCTCGGGAGCTTTATTTGATGCTTTTGTGGCAGGCAGAAAGATAAGATTTAGGCAGTTTAACACAAGCCCAGCAGAAGAGAAATGGGCGAATTTAACAATCGTTTCAAAAAGTACCGCCGAGGTAAGGGTAACTGTTAATAATGAATATCCTATTCTAAAAATCGGGGCGGCGGCTGAATCTAAAAACTGGCGATTAGATGCGTGGTATGCAAATAACTATCCTGATAGGGTAGCACTTCATCAAGATAGATTATGGTTTTTCCGTGATGGTTGGTCCTGGGCGACAATGGGAAGTAATTTAGATACCTTTAGCCCTTCTATACCAAGCTTAAATGATGACACTTATCAAGTTACAAACGACTCAGGTATTGCAGTTGAAGGCATTAATCCGACTACTACTACAACTCAGTGGGCGGTAAGCTATCAAGCCTTGCACGTTGGATTAGATGGAGGCGGGCAAATTATACAAGGGCAAAGCACTTATAGCGGAATAACTCCAAGCACTGTGAGTATTGCAAGACAGCATGGTTTACCTTGCTCTAATGTAAAACCTGTATTAGCTAACTATTTATATTTTGTGGATAGCTCAAGGCAAAAGCTTTATAGGCTTGAATATCAATATCTATATAATGCTTTTTTGCCTAAAGAGATCACAGAAAATGACAGAGATATTTTGTTTCCAGGTGTAAGGGATATGACTTTTGTAGCTTTCCCGTGGAAAATGATCTGGGCTACTCTTGAAGATGGCACTATTGCAGTTTGCACGATAGATGATGAGGAAAAGGTCTTTGCGTGGTCAAAAATTGTTTTAGCGAATAATTATAAGGCTCGTTATATTTTTGCGGTTAATGAAGATTATGATTTTCCTTCTAAGCCGACTATTTACGTTTTAACAGAAGAAAGTTTGCTTTTGAGTTTTGGGGATATCACAGTTAGAAAAGGCGTAAGTACAAGCCGTTTAACGAATACGAATAGCCCCCCTTATTTTACAAGCACAAGCTATAAGCCAAGAGAATACGTTGTAGATTTAGCTTTAGATGCAAATGCTGGTTCTCCGTATAATCTTTCTAGCTTAACGTCTACTTACTGCTTAGTTGATAAAACAACTTATGCAAATTATTTAACTAAATCTGAGACTATAACACCAGCGAATGATTACCAAGTAGGGGCGAGCTTTTATGCTTCTATGAGATTAAAGCCAGTAGATTATATTCAGTCTCAAACGTCAAATAAAAAAGATTTAAAATCATTTCAGCGAATATTCTTCAATCTAGTAGATTCAGGCGAATTTCAAATAGCAGAAGAAAATACTATTGTTGAGGGGGCTTTAGTATGGAAGGATGTTAAATTTTGGGATGCGAATAGCAATGTAACTACTCCACCTGCTTTATTTACAGGAGAAAAAGAAATAGATTATGGCTCAACTCAAACATTTAAGCCGACTCTATTAATTAAGCAAACAAAAAATGTACCATTCCAAGTAAACTCAGTAAGCTATGACATTAATATTAACGAGATCAAGTAATAAATTAGACCAGATAGGCGATACTTATGTCCAAGATAGGCTAAGAGAGCGTGGCGTTGAAACTTTGGCTTTAGAAGATGGGGATAAACTGCTTGCGATTGCTACTATTTATTCCGATTTTACATGCGATTTTATTTTATTAGAGGAATTATCAAACTTAGGTAAACTTAAATTTCTTAAGGAAATTAGAAAAAGCCTGAAATTGACAGAGGAAAGTATCTTTGCTTTTTGTAAAAAAGAAGGGATTAAGGAAAATCGTTTATTAAAGTGGCTTGGTTTTAGACCCGCAGGGGAAATTCACGAGTATAATGGTTATATATGGTAGACCCAGCAACAGCAGCAGCCTTAGCCAAAATGAGTGTGGATTTCGGGAAAGCCATGTTTGGTGCTATTGCCGCAAAAAGAAGGGCGAATTATGTTAGTAAGCAGCTTCAAGAGCAAGATAAAATGATTTCAATTCAATGGAATAGAAAGGCTACAGATGAAGCAACTAAAGTTATTGGTACTTTAGGAGATAGAGGGATAGGCTTTT